TTCTTTTTACCATCCCCGCCCATTAAAGGCACAGATATTAAAACATGATCTTGAGGACTTGGGACATAATCCCATTTCTCAATAGGCAAAGGATTCCCATTGATCTCAACTATACAAGGTGAAATATCACCCTGGCGCTGAATTATTTGCCTTATAGAAAGACCTTGTTCAACGGTAACCACTTTTGGCGCATGGAGCTTTGAAGGGGAGAGTATTATTTGTTTATCCGACATAATGGTAAAATCCTTCCACTTTATCTTTCCACATAAAAGAGTCAAATCTTTCAATAGTTGAGTTTATGCCCCTGTCAACATGCAGCATTCTATGCCTGTCGATAACAAGCCCTGAATGATACAACATGCTTCCTGTTCTGATTAATATCACGTCAAAAGGTTCAGGCTTTTCAACCTTTAACCAATTATCTCTATTATGTTTCATAAGCCTGGTAATCTTTAACAGTGATTCTACTGTCTCATTAATTTCGACATCCGGGTAATCAGGTAATTCAATGCCAAGTCGATCTTTATAAACCATACAAACCAAACGCCAACAATCACAGCCTTGTTTTGTTTTGCCTTTGGTATCAAACGGAATACCGATATATTCATCGAAATTTTGCACTAAAAAACTCCTGGAAAGTATGATGGTACAAAAGAATGAGCTGGGTAAGGCTCAGTCACTAATGTTTCAATAGTTAAGGTCCCCGTTATTAATGTATCGTTATATTTTATTTGAGTGAGATTAAACTCCGGCCAGCTTGCGTCTATTGTATCAAGCGCATTGTCCATCACAATATCAACCTGACAGGTAATAGGTGTAAAGACGGACCGGATAGCCTCAATGTACGCTCTATGAATGTTATCTATTTCAAGGGTCATGTCCCCTGGTCCATCATCTGTTTCATCAGGAAGCTTGATCCTAACAGGTAAAAAAAGGTAAGTCAGCCCGTTTGATATTGTCCCATAAACCACATCTAAATCAGTGGTGAACTCTTCAATACGCTGTGTTGGGTCTGTGCTAATCCTGATATCATCCTCAAGGCTTGGATGAGACAATGTGATCAAAGCAATGGGTATCCTGCCTGTTTCTTGTGCAAAAGCCGCAGCCCGGAAATTTAAACTGGTAGTTGTCAAGGAAGTATCTCCAACGATAAAGATATTTTATACAGTTTACCAAGCGACACCCACGAAGGCACCCCGGTAAATCTCATTTCGCAGGCTGTCGTATGTCCAGGCGGTTCTGTCCATGAGAATCTTAACGCCCCCCCAAGTAGTGTCGAAGTAAAAAAGGTTTTAAAAGTTGCCAACTGTGTAGGGGTTACTATGATATTTCCGGTTACAGGCCTCACCCCAGCAGTAAAACGCCGTCTGATCTTTTTCGGCCCCATGTCCATACTACTTTCAATTGTGGTATCAGCAGGGGATTCGCCGTACCCATCAAGTAGAAGTTTTTGAGGCAGAGAGGCTTCCCAAGCAGGTATTGTCATGTTACCTCCGCGTTATCTGAGGAGCTACGCCCCTTTGAGTTAGAGCCTTATTTGATGCGCTGCCCATTTTATTCAACTTGCTTGCGACCGCCTGATCTATCATAACGTCAAGTTCCAGCCCTCCGGAGGTTTTGCGCTCTGAGGTTTTAACATCGGCCCCCACGTTATTATAAATATTGACTGTGTTCGATCCACCCAACTTATCAGCGGGGGTCATAACACCTGAAGTTCCCGGTGTAAAAAGTTCCGGCTGTGCCCCTGTGCCTACAAAATAAGACCTGCCAGCAGATACCGGCCCACCTGAATCACGCGAGGGTAAGAGCATGCTTGCGCCCCCTGCCCCCGGTGACGATGCCATAACAGCATTAGCCCCCCCGCCAAAATAGGCACCCATCATATTAAACATAGGGGCCATTAATTGCTGATAGACAAACATTTCAACCATATCGGATATCATGGATTCAATCATATCACCAAATGAAGAAGCTCCTTTTAATGCAAAATCAGTGATAGCCTTTGCGCTGGTTCTACCCCAGCCCTGTATTTGTTTCCCAAGTTCTTCAAAGGTATCGGTTCCGTTTTTCTCCATATCTTTGAACATCTTTTCATCAATAGCCCTCATTTGTTGAGCAGTATATTCGGCTACTTTTAATTTATCAGCCCCAGCATCAAGCCATAATTGAGCTTGCCTCTCAATTTGTAACCTATCCATTTCATACTGATTAAGCCCTATTTCTTCATATTTCAGATTAAAGTCTTCAAGGGTTTTAATCCTTTTTTCTTTTAACTGTTTTTCAGCCTTATCTATATCATTAAAATATTCAAATAAGCCTTTGTCTACATTTGATAAAATACTATCTTGTTCACCAAAAAAATCATTGAGTTCTTTTTCTATTTTTTTTATTGTTTCAGATGCTTCTTTCTCAACTTGATACCATGATTTCTCGTTTGTCTCTATATCACTAAACCCTTTCGGTATTCTCTCCCTAACTTTATTTTTAATATCTGAATCAGGCCTTGACATTGCATCAACGATATGTTGCCTTTCAAAAAAAGTCTTTGATGCAAATTCTTCTAAAGACATTCCCAGTTGGCCCTGTTTCGCTAATTCAACAGCTTGCCCAAACGTTCTGGTTATAGATCTTAATCCGGCATATTTTGCAACTGAAGCCAGTGACTTAGCTACTTCCCCTATGTTTTTGGCAAAATCAGCCATTGAAGTTTGAAATGATTGATCTTTTATCGCATCAGTTATTTGCTTTATAGCATCAGCAGCACTATCCAAAAAACCACTTTCAGACATTGAAACCTTTAAATCAATAACTGCTTCTTTCCACTTATTCGTGGCCCTCATTGCCTCATTAACTTTTCCTGAATATTTCGCGTCTAGAGCCCTTGCAAATTTAGGTAAAAAATTATCAGAAAAAATAGTCCCGGCTTTTAATTGCTTATCAAATTCCTGAGTGGTCATATTCATGGCTTTGGCCGCTAATGAAAATGCACCAGGTAATTGATCGCCCATTTGCCGCCTTAACTCTTCAGATGATACTTTGCCTTTAGACATCATTTGTTCAACAGCATACAATGTCAGCTTTGTACGTTCAGACGATAAACCTAAAGTGGTTGATGCTTTCATCACTGCTTCGAAAATGTTCCTGGTTTCTTGACCTGCTAAATTCGTGGCTTTTGATGCAGCTAAAACACCCTTGTATGAATCCACCAATTCCCAAAAATTTTGACCCAATTTATCGGAAATTTGTCTTAAAAAATCCAGTTCACCTGCCGCTAATTCAGCACTCCCTGAAATTTCCCCAAGTGCTAATTTAAGTTGAGAGGCCTTAACCCCCGCGGCATAAATACCTTCTAACCCTGCTATCCCTTTTTGCATACTGGCATAGGCCCCATAGATAGCCGCTGTTAAGCCTAACCAATTATCTTTTAATGTTTTGATAATAGAAATGCTTTTGCCATATTGTTCCTCATGTAGCTGTTTAAGTCTTGATGTTAACGCCTGTTCAGCCCTTAATCTATCATCAGCCGTGGCCCTGGCACTATTCTTTATACCATCATAGGCATTAACCGCCCTTTGTCGTAAAGCGTCAAACATAGCAGCAGACTTTATGCCTAAATTAGAGTAATTCTTTTCAATGCCTTCTGTGACCTGCTTTGCATCGTTAAAAATTTCTTTCTGCTTTTTGGTCAGCTTTGCCGCGTCAAGGTCAAGTTCAGCAAATAGAGTTCCTATCCGATGTCCATCTGCCATTATTCGGCCCCCATTGCATTTCTCATTTCTGGTAAAGACGATTCAAACGCCGGACGGAAAAAAGGTCTTTTTGATTCAAATATCTGGGCATAATAGGCAAGGAAATGACCAACATAAACCCTGACATTTTCAGAATCAAATACCGCCTTACCATGAGAGTCTACTTTTCTAACAACACGCCATGACTCGAGTAATTCACCTGGCCGCCTTGCTGTCCACGGTGCCCCAGCATATGGCCCTTTCTTATATACGGGTCTGATGACCGGTTTGCCTGTTATCTCTGCCCTCAATCGCTGAACGCCGTTATCCTTCAGAACATAAGCCGCTTTCATCAGCCTTTCCATTGCCTTATCTTTCAGGATATTATCAGCTATATGAGGATTCCAGTTTTCAACACGCATTTTACACCCCAAATATCCTTTCAGCATATGCCTCAAGCTCTTCTGTGGTTAATTCTTTTTCCGGCTCTTCTTTTATCTCTACGAAGTTCATGAAGTCACGCGCGATAAAAGGTTCAGGTTTCTTTTTAGTGTTACGGTTTACATTTGCAAAAAGAGCCATCTGTTGACCGTGTCGGAGTTCGTTCCTATACTCCCCAAAAGGCTCTATCTCATTATAATTATACCAGTCGTTTAACTGTCTCGCTGTGAGACATTCAAGCATCTGGTCAGGATGTACAAACCCAAGATGCAGCGCCAGACGAAAAAGAAATACTAATCTGGGCTGCTCTCGGAGTTTTTTATTTCATCCCCATTAAGACCACAAAAGCTTTTAACCTCATTCAACAGATTCCGGTATATCTCTCCGCCATTTTGCAGGACAGAAATATCAGCATCAGTCAAAACCTTGTTACCATTTTCATCAACAACAGCAAGACAAACAAGGGCAGCATTAAATTTAGTAATGTCAAGATCATCCTTTTCAGTTTTAAGGTCTTTTCTTTTATACAACTCAATAAAGTCATTGGCCCCTAATTCTGAAATGATGACCTCATCATCACCAATCTTTACTACCTTTGTTTTCAGCTTTAATTTCTGTATCAACTGATCTTTGTTTAATATCATGATCTAGTTACCGCCCCGCTTATTTTAATTTCAGCAGATATAGTCTGCACGCCATCAACGTTTAATTGAGGAGTTGTGTCAAAGCTGGGTACGCTTCCCTCAAAAGTCCTTCTGCTTCCACCTGTAAGCTCAATTTTGAAATTGACAGATGTCGAATTTTCATAAGCTGCAAGTAAAGCCTGTTGACCAGGATCTGATACAAGGTCATTCATTTCAATAGGTATCCTGCCACTATCACCCAGCCCTGTACGCCATTCTTTAGCGTCACTATCAAGATCTGTGACATCAATTTCACCAGCCTTGCCGCCACTCTTTCCGATGGACCTTACTTCTTTTATCTGTATCCATGTCCCAGGTGTAGCAGTCGAATTACTGCCATTAATAGTTATCGCCCTTCCTACAGTGTTAATATCAACTGCAAAGGTGTCATTTGTTGCACCAGTCGCATAGTTTTTTACTACTGCCGAAACGCCATTCAGGTCAGCAGCATTCGCCCCGGTGAATCCAGCAAAGGTCACGACATCTCCGTTCTCAACCCCTGCATGGCCTGTGATTGCCAATATTGTAGGATATCCGACAGTAATAGCGGTTATAACCTCCGCCGATCCTGAAGACCCCGCAATATATATTTTTGATTTCTGTGCCAATTGTGCCGCTGTACTCATTTTCTATATCCTCCTACTCGTTAAAGTTTATATAATAATCCATATGGCTATAAAAACGCCTTGTTTCATCATCGAATCCATCAACCGGCACCGATGCCGAATAATTTAAAAGAGTTCCCGCTATATTTGCGCCTTCCATAGCCGTCTTCACTGCTTCAACCATCGCAATAAGGCTTATTGTGTTAATTGCGTATATGCTCACCTGTACGCGCGGTTGTGTCGCTTCAATGTCACCCTCCAGTGTATGCCTTGAGATGCCCCCCACGACCATCCATAACCCAAATACATCCGGTAAAGTCTCCACGTTCTCAATGTCCGGCCTCTGGATGTAATTAAACTCACCGCTGAAAACGGTTGATAAAACAGTGTCTATGCTGCTATGTAAGGTCATTGCGCCTTAACCCCTGATTGACATGTCAAAATAATTTCCCTGTTTTCTCTTTTGTAATTTTCAGGCTGCCCAAGGATAGAATAAATTTGCCCTGATTCATCAACAACACGCATCCGCGCGGATATCCCAGGCCTGTATCGTATTCTAATTTTTACATCAGCCCCAGCATAAACAGTCTGGTTATTAGTCTGGTCAAAGGATCGTATATTTTCAATATTTGCGTATACATTTGTTATAGTAGTAATCCACGATGTAGAAGATACGCCCCCGGTTTTTGTTTCAACCGGCAACTGAAAATTAACCCTATTCTTATAATCAGCAGGGCTTAATCCGTATTTTGTAAACTTAGATACCATTTAAAACTCATTCCATAAACGATAATTTTGACACAGGTTATAGATAACAGGCTGAAGTACATCAGCCCGATCACCATGATAATACATATCCTCTGCTTTCAGCTTAACCGCCCGTTTAAGGAGTTTAGGCACATCAGCCGCCGCCGTCCATCCGCAATCGAAACTAATTACAATTGGATTCGATGTATGTAGTGTGTCAGTCGGCCACGTTATCCCATAAGGCAACACGATCCGGCCCAGGCCTTCACCGTTCAGCTCCTCCAGATAATCCGTTGTTTCAGTCAATGTTGTTTCGGTGCCGTCAACATCGGTATATTTTATGCTGTTAATTGCCTGTAAATTCCCAAATGGTATTTTTATGTAATCCACGCAAGGGAACTCATCAAGATATAGTTTCCATGTCTGAGTCAACAATTTACGCCGGGTGATCTTTTCAATCTCATCAGTAGCCTCAAGTATCAAATCCTCAAGGTCATCATCCTCAAAGGTTGTTGCCTCATTGACAATTACATCAGCCCCGAACTCACAAGCAGCAAGCAAAACCCGCGCAACTACTCGGATATATCTTTTAATTCCTGTGTATGCTTTTTCATAAGTGGCATTAGCGGTTGCCGTTGTTACCTGAGTAAAGGCCCCGCCCGTCCAATCGTTCCACGTGGAACCATTGTCAGACTCTTGAATCTTTGCATCGACCGTACCCGTTGCCCCATTGGTTCCACAAACCAGATTGACTATCGCCTGTTTACCAATGACCTCAATAGCCGTGCCCTCAAGCGCGTATTCGGTTGTTGTGGCATGGCTACCCGGTGCAATACTCTGATAGTTGACGATATTACCCGCAAAGGTTCCCGAATCTACTTTTAAATGCAGCTTTAATTCTGCAAGTGTTATCGGGTACAGTGTAGGCGCGGTATCAATGACCAGTTGCATACTTACCTCTCAAGAATAACCTTAACAATTATCCCTGCTGAATGAACAGAGTTTCCAGTAATAACCATTGTAAAAGCATCAATTACCTTCCTGCCCCCGTATATCCCGGTTATCATTGCAGGTACCGCGCTTTCAGCCGCTGAAGCTGATCGGTTTGCAAGCGTTCCTCCCATCAGGTCAAGGCCCCCGGCATCATTTATAACTGCATCCCAAGCCGCTGTGGGGTTCGTTGTCTGTGGGTATGTCCTGACTTCAATAATATACATGCCCGATATCTTTGCAAAATTAGCAGCAGAAAGAGCCGTACTAGGAAAAGCGCCAGTCGAATCATCGCCCGTACAAGTAAAAGTTAATACCTTTGTAACAGCCTGCGAAGTTGTTTCAGGGACATCGGTCACAACTTGAGTGCATACACTCCCAGCAGCCCAGGCCATTGAAGACAGCATCAACCATGTAATTAATGCAAAAAATAATATTTTAGTTTTCATTTTATCACCTGGTTATTACTATTGTAACATGACCCTTTGGACCGCCACCAGCCCCGCCACCTGTGACAGTTAAGCCTATAGCCTGTCCGGCTGTAACAGTATTAGCCGCGCTAGGTGAGGCCACATCAACATCTCCAGCGCCCGATCCAGAATATGCTATCGTAACAACTCCATTAGTCACTGGTGTCCCTGCTATTGACGCTGTAATTGTAACATCAGCGGTACTGACTGCCCCGTCAATAACTGAAAATATTTTTGCGATATCCCCAGCATGGGGAGCTACGATATAATAAGTGGCCTCCGCTGATAAATCAGCAATATCAAGGGTCAATGAATACTGATTTAATTCAGCAGCCGTTGCAGTTACGTCAGCAATAGTCGCAACCCCGACATTGTCCTCTCCTATTTTTAAACCACCAACAGCGGCAATATGCATAACTCCACCACTTTCAACTGTTACTGTGCCGCCACTTTCAACAAGGATATTTCCACCATCCGCCACAACGATTTGATTCCCACCTCTTTTTCTGTAAACCTTTGGCCCATAAGTTAGATCAGCCATTTTGATTTCTCCTATATCCTGTGGTTACCCCATGCCAGAGCAGGATAACTCCGGCATGAGTAGTCATTTAAGACCAGGGTTAAGCTATCGGAGGCGTGTCAAGCAATGCGCCTTTTACTGTGATAACTGCCTGTGGTAAGTTCTGAGCTGTGCCAGTTTCACCGGGTGTAATTTTTACAAACCGTTTTCCACCTACATAGCCAATTTTAGTTATCTGTGGGGTTTCGCCGTTGGCATCCAGGGTCAGAACTATACCACTGGAAGGAGTAACGCCCTGAACATCAGCAGCCTCCACATTAGAATAAGAACCGGCCACGCCTGTTCCGTCATCGTCTGCATGAGTCATTGTAAACGTCCAGTAATTCGATCCGTCAAGGGTTCCTGCCTCAACGCCTGTGGCAATCAGGATCACAGCAGAGTTACACCCTGCCATATCAATTACAACTTCAGCCGGAGCCCCTCCGTTGGTTCCAACTACAGGGGCTATTGTGTTTTCAACTTTTATGTTGTTGTAAAGGTCTTTCATATTAAATTCCTCCATTTGAATTTATGGAAGGGCAGGAATTAACCCGCCCGGTTATTATTACGCGGATACTTTCATTGCCTTTATAGCCTCATACATCACAATACCGCCGCCGACTCTCTTTGTGGTGTAAAAGCTAACATACGGTTTAACGCTATAGGGATCTCTCAATACCCTGGTTCCCAACCTGTCAATAATCAGGTATGCCCTTTTAAAGTTTGCGAAAAAGATCGGGTATGCATTTCCACCAATATCCGCGACATTATCGTCAATCTCTACAGGTTTGCCAAGCAGCATGTCGGGAGCGTCCAATTCCATGCCCGGTCTCCAGATATATTTCCCATCGCCATCTTTAAGCTTCCTGAGAGCCTCAAAGGTTGAATCATTCATAAGCCACTGAGCTCCATTGCGATAAACCGATTTGAGCGCATGCTGTAAAGCAATAAGTTTATCAACATCGTTAATCAGGGTTGCATGGCCAGAGGTAATATATCCAACCTTGCCCCAGGCATAATTCGCATTCGGAACCATTGTATAAGCTGCAATGCCTTTGGGTTGTTCAACGCCGTTGCCACTGATAAAAGCCGCTGATTCTTTCTCGTTGAAGTCGATAGAGACTTCATCAGCAAGCCACTGGCCTATATCAACCCGGCTATCATCCAGAAGTGTCTGGGTTGCGGCCGGATTACTGTAAATCTCTTTGGTGTTAATGGCTATTTCTGCGAGTGTCGGAGTTGTGGTCTCTGTCCTTGCGCCCTTTTCCCCTACCCAGCCAGAAGTTGCCCCGCCCTGACTTACAAGCTTTTTGTATGTGTCAGTAGAGATTGATCTTACAGTACAGATTCTACGCATTGCGGAAACTGTCAGCGCTACACGATCAATAGCCGCGTCAACCTCTTCAGGTACTGTAAATCCGCCGTCAGGATCGCTAAGGGTTGAAGCTGTTGCCCTGATTTCCAGATCCTTGAGCCCTGAATCAATACCTTTCCTGAACCACTTATTAAAAGCCTCTTTATGTTCAGCCTTAACCTTTTCAAGTTCAGACTTTGCGCCACCGCCCGGATATGCCCCGCGCGCGACTGCTGTTTCAATATCCTGCAACTGTTTTTTCATGGCTGCAATTTCGCCCAGGTCTTTATTGATCTTGTCGACCTTTTCAACCATGTCAGCAGGTGCCGAACCGTTTTTCTCAATGGCCTTTATGCGTTTGTCATTTTCTGCCTTAAACTCTTCAAAGGCCCGCCCTAAATCGTTAATGAGTTTCTTTATCTCTTCCATATCTCATCATCTCCTTAAAATATTAATTGTTTTTTTAAGTTCGTTTTGAATCACTGTTTTATCTATGTCCTCTACTTTTAAGCGTCCCGCGATAAAAGCTTTGGCCTCTATTTGAGAAAGGCCCACATCCCGTAAGGCCTTCTCTATTTCTCTTGTAGTTGGCTTTTTATCCTGATTATCAGTTAAGTTTTCAGGAATATTATTAAAAATGGACAGGTCAAACTTTGCCTTTGCACCGTCCTTGTCAAGAATGTCATTTATAAGCTTGTTATCCTTCATTTCCTTTGCGGTAAACCATGTTTCGTCTTTCATCATCTGTTTAAGGTCGCGTTTTCCGATACTGGAATTATCCTGATAAATATCAATTAGGTTATTACTGATCTTGCCCAGGAGTTCCGACATTTCGGAAAAATCGTACTGATTCCCGCACATACACGACCAGGGATCATGTATCATCATCATAGCGTTTTTGTGTGCCTGTCTTTTTTTGCCCCCCAGGACAATAATTGACCCTATGGAAGCGGCAAGGCTATCAATCTGAGTTGTGATAGTGCCTTCATGTTCAAGCATGGCAGTATACAAGGCAACCCCATCAAACACATCCCCGCCCGGAGTATTGATTTTAACCCTTACATTCTTTGACTTTATCGACCGGAGATAATTCACAATGGAAGAAACATCATTAAAAGGCCACCCGATTATATCGTATAAAAGAATTTCCTCTTCATCATCAGTTTTGTTTTCGACTTTCCAGCATTCAAACTGTGAAAGAGGCTTTTTCCAGTAATTTGCGGTTATCTCTGCGTTTCTTTGGTTCCTATATTGGAGTTTCATTCTGTAACCCCTTCTTTTGTTTTGTTGGTTCTTTTACTGTACTGGTACGGGTTCGGTATTCGTCCCCTCCCTCATATGGGTTAAGATCAAAATCTTCTCTTGCCTCATTTGGGCTTAATATTTCTGTGTTAATAGCTATCTGGTAACCTTCCATCTGTTCCTTAAAAGATCCCCGCTGAAGGCCCTTGACCTGAAATTTCAAATAATGCGATTTACGGTCAGCGATTGTTAATAAATCCCGGTATACTGCCTTTTCGGTCTCTACTATCCAGGGCATAAGCGCATAAACCACAAACCCGATAGAGAACTGTTCAGCACTTGCAAAAGTCGGAGTATTACCCCCTGAGTTCATAACAGTCAAAGGCATACCGAAAAAGATATCAACTATTTCCTCTTTCTGGTATCTCCGGGTCTCCAAAAATTGGGAATCTTCAGCACTTATTGATACATTCGTTGCCTTCATTCCCTCTTCTAACAGCATAATCCTATGAGAGTTATCCAATCCGGCATAAGTATCGCTTAAAGCTTCCCTTAAAGCCTTAGTGTCCTTTATTGATCCAGGATGTTCAACTATCATGCTGGGAAAGGTGCCTTTACTGAATGTTCGCGCCCCGAATTGCAGTGTAGCAAGGCCAAGCCCGATTGATTCCCGGATATAAGTTATAGGATTGACACCCATGTACCCATTTATAACCATACCCCGAAGGTGCATAATCTCTGAGCCAGGTATGTCTTTTCGTGTGCCATCAGGGAAAGTACACTTATAAACAAGCTTATAATTTGGTAGTTGCTCAACTTCCTGAACTATCCCAGGTGCCAAAGGTATTATTTCCCTAACCGGAGAGGATAAAGATAAACCCCGGTTCTTAATTGCGTAAAAATTACCAGTTGTAAGCCTGTGAACCATCGACATTCCCCAAAATTCAGCAGATGTCATCCATTCATTTGGCATATCGTGTAAAAGTGGGTAAAGATCGTGATCTATGGCTTTTTCTCTCATATTTCCCTGTTGTTTCATTAAATGACAGGGAAGCATACCGAAAACACGGGAAAGGACATTAACACAGGAGTAAACAGTCGCTTGACGCATTGCGGTATCAGAGGAAACGGCAATACCGGAAGAGGTTGACCCGCCGCCATAGACTGACAAAATGAGTTCTTCAAGTGCTTTACTCATTGCCGCCTTTGGTCTGGGTAATCTGGATATCAACCCCACTATTTTTCCCCTTTATCCCGGATAAAATACCCTATCAGCATCAAAAAGAATCCGGTGACCGCGAACCCTATCCAGGGCTTAAACAGCCACAAGCCATATCCAAGCATAATCAGACCCCCAAATACCAAAAAATCCCTAATATCAAATAATGACATCAGGGACTTCCAGGAAGGTATGGATTTTTCAGGAGCCGTCACACAT